CTAAACAATATGTATATGCTATTAACTCTCATGATGGGACATCAGCTTTAAAGTTTGGGTTTATGAATCAAGTAGTATATTGTTCAAATCAATTTGCTTGGATGAGTAACAATGGACTTAAAGGATATGTTCATAAACAATCTATTCAAGACAAAGTAGATAATCTACCAGAAATTCTTAACTTTGATGGACAGGAAGAAAGAATTGCTCAGCTACAAGAGATGAGTATGAATCCTACGTATCATAGTGAAATCCTTAGATTTATAGATTATATGACAGGTATAGACTCTACACTAGAAGGATGGCCTGACAACTGTAGTACTAGAAAGTTAAACATCAGAGACGACCTTCAACTTTGTGTAGAAAGCGAACTCAATAGAGTTGGACGCAACAAATGGGGATTGTTTAATGGTGTAACTAAGTATACATCTCATAGTAAATCTATACCTAATAGAGAAAATGGTAGAGAAGAATCTGTGTATACTGGCTCAGGTCAGAAAATGAATGATAATGCATTTAAATGGTTAGTCAATGAAGGTAATTAGAAGAGTATTAAGATGTTTTCTAAGTATTGACATAACTACTTCTTTGTATAAATCAAAGTATTACATAAAATCTGAGAGAGATATATTCTATGTATACAAGAAATTCATTCCTTATGTATTTATTAAACATAAAAGGTTTGAAGATTTAGATGAAGCAATTAAATATATTAATCAATAATAGTATAGAGAGAGAAAGCAAACACTGTACAGAGGAAGAACAAAGGTCAGGTTAATTCTTGAGCCTCTCAGACGTAAACTTAACTCTCTCCTTATTATTCTAAAAATAATTATATGACAAAATTAGTAGAAAATCCAACAAATCAACGAGAAGCTGTGTTATGGCATCTTGATAAAAACAAAACTATTACATCATGGGAAGCAATTAAAGAGTATGGTGTAACTAGATTATCATCAGTTATATACGACCTTCGTGAAGACGGTTATGATATAGAAACTAATATGAAAACAAATAAAAACCGATTTGGTAATAGTGTTAACTATTCAGAATATAAATTTATAAATTATGACAGCAACTGAAATATCAACATATTTAGCAACAGAATACGGAGAATGTAGACACGACGCTCACGCTATGGCAGACGCTATAAAACAAACTTGTCAAGATATGGATTACGACAATGAATGGGATTTATTCCACTTATTAGTAGAAAACACACCTATACCATCTTTACATACACATAGTTATGGTTTTCATACTGCAGGTGGTAGATATTTAATAGAAACAATGCAGGACTATTATCATGAATTTCAATAATGAGACATATATCACATACAATAAATGAATGGACTGAAAAAAAGTCTAGACAAATAGCTATTCATATGCTAGAAGGAATGTTAGAATGGAGTGATAGAATCGGTTCTGATGAAATAGATGAAATTAAAAAAATAATATCAATATTAAAAAATAAATAATATGGGATTAGACATGTATGCATCAAGACGTGCTCCAAGAATAAGTGAGGAATTACATTATTGGAGAAAACACAATAGACTTCATGGTTGGATGGAAGAATTATGGAGAGAAAAAACAGGAAAAGAAGAAGTATTCAACTGTGAAGAAGTTATATTAGAATTAATAGATATAACGAATTTAGAGAAAGCTATTCTTAATAAAGAACTACCTGAATCAGAAGGATTTTTCTTTGGTATGGATTCTTATGAATATACTAAAGATGAATTAAAAGAACAGAAAGAAGATGATTTGAAATTCATAAAAGAAGCTAAACAAGCTATTATGGAAGGAGATGAGGTTGTTTATAGTTCTTGGTGGTAATTAATAATTAAAAATAAAAAAAATGGGACAATATTATAAGCCTACATCAGTAGACAAAATGGAATCACTATACTCACATGATTATGGGAGTATGTCAAAATTAATGGAACATAGCTACATAGGTAATGATTTCGTAGCTATAGCAGAAAATTTACTTTCTCCTGAAGGAAAGTGGTATAAAAACGGATTTGTATGGGCTGGAGATTATGCAGATGTAGAGCCATCTGGAGACACTCTATATACACTAGCTGAAGAAATAGAAGGAGAAGAAGAAGTTCATCCAAAATCAACTGGTAGATATATAATCAATCATACAGATAAAGATTATGTAGATAAAAACATAGTTCCTCAAGATGAAGAAGGTTGGAAGGTTCATCCGTTACCTCTATTAACTTGTGAAGGAAATGGTAGAGGGGGTGGAGACTACAGGAAAGATAATAATTGGATAGGAGCGTGGGCAAGACACAGAATATCAGTTGAAAACTCTATACCTGAAGGATATACAGAATTAATACCTAACTTTGAAATGGATTAATGTGATTATTTGGGGGTCTTTGACCCCCTTTTAATTTTTTATAGTATATTTACCCTCTCAAAATTAAAACATGGAAGAAAAAGAATTAGAAGAGTTTCTACTTGGTAGAATAATACTAGAGCCAAAAGTTCTAGAAAAACACTCAAATTTAATACATGAAAATTTATTTCAATATCCTTTAAATAAAGAAATCTATTCTCTTATTATAAAGTATAAGAACGATGGAAATGAAGTAGATTTAATAACATTAACTAATGGGTTAAAGAAAAATCATGAGAATATAGCTTACATATTATCTTCAATGGTTCAAAAAGGACATTTTGAAGCTAACACTACTTCTTATATTGAAGCTTTAAATAATATATATCAGAAAAATAAGTTAATAGCAATCGCTCAAAATATTGATAATGGTATAATGAACAAGGATAATTTACATCATATCATAGCTTCTATTGAAAATGATTTATCTAAAATTAGTATTGTAAAAATTAAAACATTAGATAATATATCTTCACAAATACAAGACACATTAAAAGATATTAACAAAAGAATGTCAACAGATGGTTTGTTAGGTATTGCGACAGGATTTGATAAGATAGATAAATTTACAGGGGGTTGGCAAGAAACAGACTTAGTAATCATAGGTGGAGCTTCATCTATGGGTAAAACTAGCTTTGCTCTTGCTATACTATTGAATGCTTGTAAATATTCTAATACTCCATCTGTGATATTCTCATATGAAATGAGTAGTAATCAATTACTTAAACGATTAATATCTATGGAATCTGGTGTTAATAACAGTTATATTATTAACGGAACACTTGGTAAAGATGAATATTTAAGAGTGAATCAAGCTATAGGTATGTTAGAAAAATTACCTATTAATATTGATGAATGTAATATAACATCACTAAATTATCTTAAGAGTAGAGTTAGGGAATATGTAAGTAAAAAAGAAGTTAAGTTAGTTCTCGTTGACTATTTACAATTAGTTTCTCACAATAACACAAAATCTACTAGAGAACAAGAAGTTAGTAAAGTAGCCAGAACTTTAAAGAACTTAGCTAAAGAATTAAATATAACTATCATTGCCTTATCACAATTGAATCGTGGTGTTGGAATGAGAGCTATGGGTAAGCCGACTTTATCCGATTTGAGAGAATCGGGAGAAATAGAACAAGCTTCCGATATTGTTATACTAATACATAGACCTGAATATTATGGTATAGAACATGATGATAAAGGAAATAACACGAAAGGTATGGCTAACATTATATTTGCTAAAGGAAGAAATATAGGAGTTGGAGAAATACCATTGAAATTTAATAGTAACTTAACTAAATTTGAAAACGTATGACATTCAAAAACAAATTAATATTCGGAGCTGCTGCTTCTGTACTACTAATATATATATCAATCACTATTCTTAGTTATGCTTGTATAGCAGTTATTTTATATTATGGTATAAAACATTTTATTAACAAAGTTTTGTCGTTAAATAAATAATACATATATTTGCCAATCACTTAAATAAATAAGTGTCCATGGAAAATATAAAAAAAAAGAGAAAATTTCAAAGAATTGTTAATGAGATAGCTCATGATTTAGGTATAGATAAACAAGTTGTACGAAATGTATTAACACTAATATTTAAAGAAATAGCAATAACACTTATCCTAAAAGGTAAGCCAGTATTGATAAGAAGATTTGTTAAATTCGTAATAGCATTAAGAGGATATAACAAAATTAAAGAAGATTTAAGTAAAATGAAAACAAAAGAAAAATGAATTTAAAAGAATTAAAGAAAGAACTTCCATATAAGTGGAGAGTTCAATCAGTGAGATACGGCAAAGCTACATGTGTAGCTTACATAGACGCTAGAGATGCTCAAGACTTATTAGATGAAGTATGTGGCCCAGAAAACTGGCAATCTATATTCTATGAAGAAAATGGATTATTATTTTGCAAAGTAGGTATTTGTTGTAATGGAGCATTCCCATACCTCAAAGATGGTAAAGATGGAGATTCATACTATCAATGGGTGTGGAAATCAGACACAGGTTCTGAATCTAATGTAGAAAAAGAGAAAGGCCATGTATCAGATGCTTTCAAAAGAGCATGCGTATCATGGGGTATAGGTAGATTCTTATATAGATTACCAATACAAACTCTTACTACTAAGCAACATACCAATGGTAAAGAATATCCTTATGCTCCTGAGAAAAATAAGATTATCTTTGATGGAGAAACATTAACAAAATATATTAATTGGAAAAATAGTAAAAATGAAAAATAAAAATGATATACCTTTTAAGAGAACACCAGGCTCAATTACATATGACCAACTTGGAGAGTTTTTATCTAAAACCTTAGATAAAGTCCACAAAGAAGAGATGGATAAAATAAAAACTATTAACAAACAAAAAAATAAAAAGAAATGAATGTATTACCATTTGATTTAAACACAACTTCCTCTAAACCACAAGGGAAACAAGAATACTTACAACCTGGAGCTCATCAATGTAAAATTGTAAGTATAACTACATCAGATTTACTTGATAATTATAAAGGCTCACCATTTATTACATTTAATGTAGTTAGTGATAATAAAAGTGGTAGAGTACAAATGTGGGCTGTTAAAGAAACCGATAAGCCATCTACACAAGAATGGAAGAAAAAACAAATGAAAGACTTTTTAGTAAATGCTGGAGTTAAAGATTTTTCAGATGATTCTAAAGCTATGAATGATGCAATTAATAAAGACGTAATGATTACATTTATATCTGAAGAATGGATAAGTGTTAATAAAGAAACAGGAGAACCTGTTATTAGAGAATCTGTAAAGTATAGGTGGAGCAATAAATCTGGAGCTAAATGTCTTTATAATCCAGATATGAATAAAAAACTATCTAATGAAGATAAGATTAAATATACTACATTACATTCAACATGGCAACAAAATAGTAATATTGTAGTTATTGAAGAAGAAGATGAAGATATGCCATTTTAAGTAATATAGAGGGGGCGAAAGGCTTTTCTTACCTATTTAGTCGTAATACTTGTTTTGGCCGAGTAGCTCCTTCTATTATTTTATGAAAAAAGAAATCTTTATATCAGGAAATGTTCCGAGTTCTAAAAATGGAAAGAGATGGACTGGAAAATATCTAATCCATTCAAAAACAGTAATGACTTATATAAAGAACTCTAAAAATGAATACGTTGATAATAAAGAAAAGTTTCTAACTATGTTAGAAAATAAAGAAATACCTTATAGAATATCTTTTAAGTTTCATAGAAGCTCTAGAAGAAAATTTGATTACATTAATCCTTGTCAGACAGTACAAGACCTAATGGTAAAATATGGGTGGATAGAAGATGATAACTGCTTATTTATAATACCATCTTTTGAAGAATATGAATATAATAAAGAAAAACCAGGAGTAACAATAAAAATATTATGAATAAACTATATATAAATAATTTTGTAGATGACTACTGTGAATTACAAAGTATAAGTAAAGAAATATTATTTTCTAAAAGTAGAAAGAGGCCAATAGTAGAAAAAAGAATGGTACTAGCTTATTTTCTTAAGAGTAGAACAAATTTAACTTGGCAAGCTATTGGAGATATAATGAACAAGAATCATGCGTCCATTATACACTATGTGACTAAAATAGAACCATATTTAGATGTTTATCCTCATCTACAAAGAATGTATAAATCAACAAATAAATTATTTCAAGATTACAAACATTTGATAGGAGAAGATATAAACGTATATGACAAACTTCTTATTGATAACAATAAGTTGAAAACAAAAATAGAATCAAACGAAAAACTAATCAAACAA